TGGTAAAGAATGTAATTGACCACGCGGACATTAACGAGGATATCGCCGTCAGGATCAATAAAGACCGAGGGGTTCATTCCCCCAAAGGTATTGGGTATTGCTATGGGTGCTAACTTGCCACCCTGTTCAACCGCCTTTTGAACGAGGTTCATTGGGCTACTCTATCAAGTTCACAAGCGAGCGTGTCTTGTCCTGTGAGAGTTGCGTATAGACCTGAGTAGTGGCTACTGAGGAGTGGCGCATTAAATCTCTAACGGCTAGGAGATCGCCACCGGACTTCTCTAGCATCGTAGTTGCAAAGTAATGCCGTAAAGAGTGAAAGTGCTTGGCGTTCGGGCCGAGGATTCGGCGCATCTCGTCTGCCGCCTTCTTGGAGAAGCCATTAGGGTCAATAACCCATAGTCTGCCAAGAGTGCCGTGAGATTGGATCATCTCGGCAACTCTCTTGGCTACTGGAACGATCAGATCGGTCTTGCCTTTGCCAACCACCCGTAAGGAATAGCCGCCGTTATCTTCGATCAGATCAGCGCCTTCGATCTTGGCTACTTCGTGCGCGCGTAGTCCGACTAAGCCGCCGAGTATGAACCAATCCTTGTAAGGTTGCTTAGCCTCAGCCATCAACTTATCAAATTCAGCCTGGGTAACAGGCTTGGGTACGCCACGACCTGATTTAACCTTTGGCAGATCCTCTGCGGCGTTATTGCCGTTGATGAGGTTCATCTTGTTGAGGTGCTTGTAAATCGAGCGTAGGCGCGAAACATAGTTTGCCTTGGTGGATTGCTTGGTAGCCGATAGGACTACCTTCTCAAGGTCTTGAACAGTAGCGAGCGCAGGGTGAACGCCTATGCGCCGGATAATCTGCCAATCGGTACGGATCACATAGGGGCTAAACCCCGAGGTGTCGTAACGGTTCTTTAGTTGCCGGTATATCTCGTCAAGAGGTACTAGCTCAGTATCTCCCATAGATAAACCCAACTGCGATCCCACATATAAAACCCATGATTGCTAGTGCCATAGATCAAGGGTAACAGGTCTTAACTCTCTGTGGAGTGTTCCAGTCAGGCTTGTGGGGCTACCTGAGCCGCTTGCTGGGCATCGTATGCCGCCTTAGTGCCTGACCAAACGGTTCCGTCATCGTTCACGACCATAACCATTGGCTCGCCTAAAGTGTTCTGATAAGTAGATACTGTTGCCATTACAACTCACATCCTGTGAAATAGATATATCCGCCTTCTAGACGGCTACCCTGACCAGCAGTAACCGTAATTGCTCCCACGATATTTGCCCCATCAGTTGATGCGAGGTTGAAGGTAGGAGTGTAAAGAACTGAAGTGTTTAGGCTGTAGATATTTGACTGGCTTACCACGACCATTGAGGTTGGAGCCACACGAGCCTGAACTGGGAACTTTACTGAGTAGATTACGCCGTTTGTCGCATACGCATAGCCCGACAATGAACCGCCTGTAAATACTGGAAGGTAACGCTGGCAGAGGGCTAACTCGCCTTGGAGTGTGTTGCTGGCGGTGGTGAATGGAGTGGCTACTGAGCCAGCCTCTAGTTGTACGCCCCAAATACTGATTGTGTTTGAGTTAGTAGAACCACCCGCTTGAAGAATTCGTGCCTCAAGGAAACCTCCTGTGCCAATAGTTTTTCCTGAAATAGATGGCAGCGTGATAGTTTGGGTAAATCTTTGCCACGATGTAGTCATAGAATAAACTGAACCGCTAGTATCAACTCCACCCGAACCACCACTACCAAAGTTCTGAGTCAAAGTTGAAAGAAAACTTGAGTTTGCAGTTGTTGCTTTAGCCCAAAACGAAATTGTTACTGTTTGTCCTGCAAAAGTACGGACATCTTCAATTCTTTGACCGAGCCAATATGAGCCTGATGTCCAGTTGCTTGTTGTCAAGTTTAGAGAATATGCTCCTTCGTAACCTGCAACTGGTGCGGCTCCCGGAGTAAATGCGGTTTGAGTTACTGTGCCAGTTTGACCAGAAGCAGGTTGGAAAAACCATCGGTCTAGCGTATAACCCAATGAACCACTTACAGAAAATGAACTTCCACGCTGCGAGATTGCAAAATCTCCGTTGATTATTTTGTTCTTGCCCGCCAAGAACGGAGCTACTACGCCACCGCTTGACTGCTCTACCGTACTTGTAAGTTGTGCGCGTGACATTATGCACCTGCCTGTGGTGTTGAAGGAATGGAAGACTCGGATGGGAGTGTGTCATATTGGGCTTTGGTCATTGTTGAAAATGAACCGTTGCCATAATCAAGAAGGACATAATCAACGGTTGAACCGTCAGGAGTGACTATTGAAAATATTGATGTATTCATTACAACTCCGCACTAAATCCGATATATGCCGCGTTTGCGTTACCCTGAAGGGTTGCCCATCGGCCCGTTGTCATTCCTGATGAAGTGACATTGATATTTGCAGTCTGCGGGTTAGATGAGTTGAGTGCAAAGTATGGGGTTGATACTGCAAAACTTGCACCTGTCATATCTTTCACAACCCAGTTTCCACCAAAATCAACTATTGGCGAACCTGTGCGTAGTGGAACTGGTAGTGCAATAGTTCCATAAACCGCAGTTGATGAAGCAACATAACCATTGAAAGGAATAAAATCGTATAACCCACCAAGTTGATAGCGTTGGTAATATCTCATCGCCGCGGCTAACTCCCCCTGAAGTGTTCCAGTGGCAGTTGTGAATGGTGTTGCTACTGAGCCAGCCTCAACTTGGAAACCCCAGATGTCAGTTGTGCTTGTGGCATTGAGAGGACAGTCAAGAACTGCTGCCAAAAACGAACCTGCTCCAATAGTTTTTCCAGCAACAGATGGTATAGCAATCGTGGCTGAATATCTTGCCCAAGAGGTTGTCAAAGTCGCGGTTCCGCCCGAAGGATAAACGGAAGCAGAGCCACCTGAACCAAAATTCTGATAAAAACCAAATGTTGTGGTGCGAGTTGTTTCTGCTTTTGCCCAAAAAGAAAATGTTACAGTTTGTCCAGCAAAGGTTCTTACATCTTCAATTTTTTGCTGAATTGAATGATAAGTCGCTCCTGAACCAGCAACAGTAACTGCATTTCGCAAGAAATAAGTAGATTCATAACCCGCAACAGGTGCAGTTCCTGGAATAAAAGATTGTTGACTAATTGTCCGAGTTGCACCTGAGCCATTGACTGCAAACATAAATCTATCGGCTAAATATTGCTGGTCTGATGGATTGGTAAATGAAGTGCCGCGTTGCCAAACCGAAAAATCACCATTGATAATCTTGTTCTTGCCAGCGATAAAGGTAGGCCCTGCCCAAGCAACACCAGTTGCGCTAGAAGAGTTTGCAACGAGTGTTGAGCCGTCAGCTCCTACTGCCAGGTTGGTGACGGTTGAAGCGCCGGTAGCGGTGATGAGATCGCCCTTAGCGGTAACGGTGCTAAGAGGAATCGCGTTGGCTACGGCAAAGCTAGATGGCGAAACTACTGTGGCAATATCGCCGGCAACGAGAGCAGTAAGCCCTGTGATCGAAGTACCCGTAGTTGCGGTGTAGTCCACTCCGCGCTCTAGAAGTACGCCGTTGATGAATACCTGTTCAGCGCCAACGGTGTAGCTCAGAGAAGTAGAGAAATCGTCTGTGCCGGATAGTGTGGTTTCTCCACCCGAGGCCGCCTTGCGCCATTGCTGAAGAGATACGGTAGGGGTAGTTCCCTGAAGCCCTTGTAGGCCGAGTGTGCCTTGAATACCCTGTAATCCAGTAGTGCCTTGGATGCCTTGGCTACCAGTTGATCCAGTAGTTCCTTGTGTGCCCGTAGTACCCTGCGAGCCGTTTGCTCCAGATGTACCAGTAGTACCTTGCGAGCCATTGGTTCCGTTAGTGCCAGTTGCACCTTGAGTACCAAGCGTTCCCTGAGAGCCTGTGAAGCCTTGGGTTCCTGTTAATCCTTGTGCTCCAATCGCACCCTGAGATCCTGTTAGACCTTGAGTACCTGTGGTTCCTTGAGAGCCAGTCGCGCCAGTAGTTCCTTGTGCGCCAGTTGTACCCTGTGCGCCGTTAGTTCCTGATGTTCCCTGCGCGCCAGTTGATCCTGTTGTACCAGTAGAACCCTGCAAGCCTGTTGTGCCTTGCGATCCAGTTTGACCTGTGGTTCCTTGAATACCGATTGTGCCTTGAGAACCTGTGTTACCAGTTGT